GGCAGACAGTAAAACCGCAATTAGAACCGTTCATAGAATTTGTGGAAAAAATAGCATCATACCTGAAAGAGACATTCGGACCGGTAGTCGAAGAAATCTTTAATTTCGCCGGAGAATTTATCGTCGGAACATTTGATACGATTGGAGTTGCCATTGATGCGTTACTCACTATGTTCGAAGGAATTATCTCCTTTTTGAGCGGTGTGTTTAAAACAGACTGGGAATCTGTATGGAATGGATGCAAGGAGTTTGTAGGAACTGCATTCTCAGGACTGGCTGATATGGTAAAAGTTCCAATTAATGCTGTGATATCAATCGTCAATGGAGCGATCAGCAAGATTAATTCAATTCATTTTACAGTTCCTGAGTGGGTACCCGGAATAGGAGGAAAAGGCTGGGAGGGCCTTAACATACCACAAATTCCAACTCTTGCGAAAGGCACAGATAACTGGCAGGGAGGTATCGTACAGATTAGTGAAAGAGGTGGAGAGATTGTAGATCTTCCATCTGGAAGCAGGGTATATCCGCATGACGAATCCGTACAGATAGCGCGACAGGAAGCAAGAAAGAACTTTTCAGTCAAGATTGCGAAGCTTGCAGACAGTATCGTAGTGAGAGAAGAAACTGATATTGATAAAATAGCAGAAGCGATTATAAGAAAAATCGAAGAGGCAAGTGACAACATGCCACAAACAGCGTAGGAGGCAATATGGAATATTGGTTAAAAAATGGAAATAAATCAATCCAGCTTCCAATCAGACCTGAATCATTTAGCGTGACATTCGAAAATACGCATCAGACAGTAAATGTGCAGACAAAAGGGGATGTAACAATTCTTGGGAAAAAGGGACTCAAGACATATGCATTCGAGTCCTTTTTTCCGGAAAATGATTATCCCTTTGCAGATTATGCAAAAGACAGAAATCCGTGGGAATATGTAAAAGAAATTCTTAAATGGCAGGAAACACCTATCCAGTTTATTGTCACGAAAACAAAACTGAATAAAAAAGTAATCATAAAATCATTTCAGTTCGGGGAAGAAGATGGAACTGGGGATATAAAATACTCACTTACCATGGACGATTACAGACCACCTAGGTACACTAAGCCGGCAAAAGCTGTTCTTGAACCGATCGAATCAGATAAAAAGAAACCAGAGAAGGAGAATAACCGGCCAGACAATAAATCGAAAAAGAAGACACATACGGTATCAGGCAAGGAAACGCTTCGGAGCATTGCGAAGAAATATTACGGTTCAGGAAGCTATAGCAGCAAGATATATAATGCGAATAAAACGGTAATAGAAAAAGAAGCAAAGAAACATGGCCACACGAGCAGCTCGCACAATGGAGTGAAAGGCTGGTGGCTCTACAATGGAACGAAACTGGTGATCCCATGAAACTGAATTGGAAAGATACGAATATAACCGGATACGTTACATCAGTAAGCTGGTCGGGAAGCGCAAAACAAGCGGCCAGATCAGTAGTGTTTAATGTTGCGTATAGTCCAAATGATAAAAACGTAAAGAATCTGGGAATTAAACTGGGAGATAAAATAACATTTTACCCGGGATATCCGGATGATAAAAAGACAAAATTCATTGGGATGGTAACATGCAGGGAAAGAAGATCAGAGGCAGGGGAACTTTCGTATACCGCACAGGACGGAATGATTCATTTACTCAGATCGTCGGGAACCTACAAATTTGCCAACAAGACGCCTGAAAAGATTACATCTTTGGTATGTAAGGACGTAAAAGTAAAGACTGGAAATCTGGCTAAAACTAAAATTAATATTCCTAAAATATTCTTTCAGGAAAGGTCGTATTATGAAATCATCATGGCTGCATATACAAAAGCGTACAGGAAGAATAAAAAGCCATATATAGCCCAGATGAACAGAGATAAGCTGGAAGTTATACAAAAAGGAAAAGTTATCCCCAATTTCCACATTTGCCAGGGGGAAAGAATTGTAGAATCCTCTTATTCTGAAAACATTGACAGTATGGTAAACCGAGTATACATATACAATTCGGATAATAGAAAGATAGGAAGCATAAGTAATTCAAAGTGGGCTGATAAATTCGGAATCTTCCAAAATTCTATATCTGTAGATTCGGGAAATGGAAAAGCAGAAGCGAAGACAGAACTTCATGGGATTGATAAAACATCAAGTCTGACAATGATAGGAGACTGCAGATGCATCTCTGGATTAGGAGTGATCATAGAAGATTCCAGAACCGGACTAAAGGGAAAATTCTGGATAGAAAATGACAGCCATGAATGGAGTGGCGGTTTATACACCACAAAACTGGAACTGGCTTTTAAAAATATTATGGACGTCCAGGAAGAGGACGAAGAACAGAAAACATCTGAAGGTTCTTTTGGATCAGGGACAAGCAGCGCATTAGAGGATGTACTGAATCAGGCAAGAGCCTGGATTGGAATATCAGGGAGTACAAATGAGGCTACACAGTACTATGGATACAACGGAGTTGCATGGTGTTGTATTTTCCAATGGTCAGTTTTTAACAAATCTGGCCACGGAAATTTGTTTATGGGCGGTGGAAAAACAGCTAGTTGTTCCGAGGTAACAGAATGGTATCAAGCCAGAGGAAAATTCGGGACAGTGCCAAAAGTTGGAGCTTTAGTAGTTTACGGACCAGGAGGAGGAAGTCACATAGGTCTAGTAGAGAGTGTTTCCGGATCAGGAATAAATGATTACGTGTCGATCGAAGGTAACACTAGTGGAGCGGCAGGAGGCTTAGCAGCGAAAAAACAGTACGGGAACCGAAGAAGTGATGTATATGGATTTTGCTATATCGACTATCCTGCTACAACAATATCGACAGGAAATGACTCAGTAATATCTGGGACATCGAAACCAATACCGGCGGGACTGCAACAATCCGGCATATGTCCATGGGATTATACGATTTATCCATATTGGTATAGCCGATGGAATGGTGATTCTATGCAAAGAAGGGTTGCAGATATATGGAATGCGAAAGGACGAGCAAGCGATCATGGCATAGCGACTATAGATGGTTATTATCTTGTTGCTGTGGGATCATACTTTGGCTCTTGTGGCGACCTTATAAGTTTTACACTGGAAGGTGGGATAAAACTGAATTGCCTTGTTGCAGATGAAAAGAATGCAGGAGACAGCAGCGGCAGTGTTTATGGACATTGGCAGGACTACCCTGCTTCTGGATGGTCAATCATAGAATGGGAGAGCATGGGTGGAAGCGATTACTCAAATTCTGGAGCATTGCTCAATGTAAGCCA